CGGTGCGGAGGTAGCGGCCGGATGCTGACGCCGCCTCGCGTGCTGTTCCTGACCGAAGGCCGGAACACGCCCAGCAGCCGCCTCCGCGTGTGGAGCCACCTGCCGACGCTCCGCGCCGCGGGGTTCCGCGTGGACGTGTGCGACGTGCCCCGCGGGCCGCTCGCGCGTCGACGTCGAGGCCCGCCGGTTCATTGCTGGCTCGACTTCCCCAGGCAACACCGCCACACAGACACCACGCGCGGTTTCCGGAAAATCTTTCCACGCAGAGTTGTACGCAGAGATTCCACCGCCGCTTCCGGCGCGAGTGAGGACGTGATGGCGCACGAGTTCAGGAAATCGTCCGCGATGCTCTCGTTCCTCGAGGAGCAGGTCTATCTCCCGTTTCTACGCAAGGCGTATCAACGCATCGACGAGGGCATGGACGCGGTGAAGGTCAAGGTGTTGCAGTATGAGGGGAACGTCGTGCTCGGTCCCGCGCAGGTGGATTACACCGAGCGGCGCGAAGCCGCGAAGGAAGCGTTGAAGTTGGCGGACCACTACCCCGATCGCCTCGACGTGAACCTGGGCGGCGACGGGTTGACGGTGATCTTGCAGGGCCTGGACGAGAGCAGAGTTTGAGTTTCGTCAAGCGGGGAGATCGTGGACTGCTGACTGAAATTACCTGTCTCGAACGGCTGGTTACGCTGGGATACCGCGAGATCTTCAAGCCAGCTCTGTCGGACCGAGGTGTAGACCTCGTCGTGCGGACAGCGACGGGCTACCACGGGGTCCAGGTCAAGACAGCGACGCCGAAGAAAACGCGCGGCGGTCGACTCTCATGGACGCTTGACCTCGCCGCCGGCGTCGCTCGCCGCGGGACATTGCGGCACTCGGATCCCGTAGCGTATTACCGTCAAGCCGGCGTATCGGTGATGGTCGCCCGCGTCGAGGCGGGATTTTACGTGCTGCAGCTCGCCGATTGCGGATCGGTGAATACCTCGCTAGAGAGCCGGTCGTATTTGTGGGAGGCGTGGGAGCGCGCGCTGGGCGGGCCGCCAGAACTCTCGGACGAAGCCGAAGTTCAGTCTCTTGAACGACAGATGAGGTTGCTGAGTTGAAGACCGCCACGCAGGGCACAGGAGGCCACGATGAACGAGCGACCGATCGACTGGCTGGTGCTGGCGAACAAGTACGGGATCTGGTTGGAGCAGGGGCGGAAGCGCCTGGTGGAGTGGCGGGAAGCGAACCGGACCGCGGGCGACGACGAGCAGGGGTGCCGGGCGCGGTGGGACGCGCGGGACGCGATGCGGACGTGGTGCGCGGCGTTGAAGCGGGAGCTGGATCTCGACGTGGGCGAGGGCGTCCGCGCGCGGGTGAACTTCGCGGCGACGGGGAGTCCGCTGGGGACGAACGAGCTCGGGGAGCACGAGGCACGGCTCGCCGCGCTCGACCGGCTGATTGGGCAGTTACTCAGCCAGGCGGGGCCGCTGACGGGGTAGTCGTGCTCGACCACGATCCGTGGTTCGACACGCCGCCGGTGACGACGGCGCCCACGATCGAGGGACCGGCGCCGGCGGCCGCGCCGGCGCGCTTCGAAGAGGTCGTGCCGCCGACGGTGGCGGAAGCGCTCCAAGGCCCGGAGCGGATCAAGGGGCTGTGGGGTCCGGTGCGCACGGGCAAGTCGCGCGGGGTCATGCGCTACGTCCTCGCGCATTGCCGGAAGTACGCGGCGCAATTCCTCGGCGAGACGATCCGGTGGCTCTTCGTGCGCGATACCTACGAGTCCTTGCGCGCAACCAATCTCAAGACGCTCCTCGAGCTGCCGCCGCTCGGGCGCTGGGGGCGGTGGAACGAGCAGAAGAAGACCTTTACCGTCGCGCTGCCGACAGGGCAGCGGGCGGAGTTGCTCTTCATGGGGCTCGATGACCCGAAGGACGTGTCGAAGCTCCAGTCGCTCGATCTCTCCGGCTTCGTGATCTGCGAGCCGGCAGGCGGCCTCGATCCCGACACGGAGCGCGTCGGCCTGGGGATCCCGGAGGACGTGTACTTGATGCTCTGCTCGCGCCTCTCCGTCCCGATTGGCCTGGAGCGCGTGGTCGGCATTCTCGAAGGCAACACGCCATCGGCGGGGCACTGGACGGCGCGCATGATCCGCGATGAAGCGTCGGCCGAAGTCCTCTCGGTCTTTTCGGCGGCCGGGTTGCCGACGGGCGAGGTGCGGCGCCGTGCGATGCCCGGCCGCACGGCCTCGGTCCTCTCGGCGGACGTGCCGGCCTGGGAAGCGCCCATTCTCCACTCGCGGCCCGGGTACTTCGACGAGCTGGAGCAGTTGTACCGGACCTCGGGTAAGGGGACGGCCTACATCCGGCGCTACCTTCGCGGCGAATGGCTGCCGACGCTCACGGGTGCCTTTACGCGCAACCAGGTGCCCACGATCGCCCGCGACGACTGCCCGCCGTTCGACGCGATCGTGGCGACGCTCGATCCCTCGACGGGTGTGGCCAAGGGCGATCGCTCGGCGCTCGCCGTCTGCGGGATCACGCAGAGCGGCTTTGCGTACCTGCTCGACCTCCACGTCGGGCGTTTTGAATACGCTGAGCTGATCGAGCGGATCTTCGCCGTCCAGATACGCTGGGCGCCGGGGGTCGTCGGCATCGAGGCGGTCGGCTTCCAGGTCTGGTTGGGCGCCATTCTCGCGGAGAAGAGCGCCGAGCGGGCGGTGCGCGTGCCGGTCCAGGAACTCAAGCGCGACTCCAAGCAATCGAAAGAGCTGCGCATCGAGGCGACGCTCGGCGTCCGGCTCAGTGAGCGGCGGCTCGTGGTGGTCGAGGGCTGCCCGAACCTCGACGTGCTCTGGGCGGAGCTCGAGAGTTTCGGGCAGTCCGGGGGCCACGACGACGTGCTGGACGCCCTCGCGGACCTCGACCAAATCGTCGGGCTCGCGTTCCCCGCGGCCGACGTCGGGATCCCCGACGGCGGAGGGCCTCGCGGCGGGCGTGAGTCCGGCGTTCGTGCGCCGCTCTTCCCGCAGCTCGCGGCGGTGGAGTCGGCTGCCGCGCGCGGGGAGCCGATCGACATCGATCGCCGCTTCTGGTCGCGGCAGCCGGCGGGATTCTGGCGTGGGCGATAGCCGGCCTCCCTTGGGCCCCCGTCTCGGTCGCGTGCATGCCTTGCGCAACCGCGGCGCTGTCTACACGGAAGGGCTCCGGACCTCGCTCCAGGCGGGTTTGCTCGGCGCGGGCGTGGCGAAGGGCGCGGGGTTCACCGATACGGCCTGGGCAACCTACTTCGGGCTGGCGATCCTGCTTGGGATCGAGCTGGCCAAGGTGCTCCTCGGCTGGCTCGATTATCGCTTCCACGTGATCCAGACGGAGCAGCGGATTGCGGCGGAAGCGAGTCCCGTCACGATGCGGATGGTCCACGCGCTCGAAGCATTGGTGCCGAAATGAAGTACGGCGTCCGCGCCCCGAAGACGAAGCCGGTCGTGCGGGCCGCCGAAGCGGTGGGGGCGTTCGCGGGCGGCCTGGTGGACAAAGACGATTACCTTTTCCGGCGCCTCTCCACGGGCCAATCCGGCGCCTCGACGCGACGCGATCTCTCCCCGATGGCGCAGGACCGGATGCTCGAGCTGGTGTTTTTCCTCTGGGAGTCGAATGCGATCGCGCAGTGGATCATCGAGACGACGATCGACTTCACCGTGGGTGAGGGGGTAACCATCGAGCCGCTCAACGACGACGTCGGCGCGGTGCTCACCGCCTTCGAGGATGATCCGGTCAATCAGCTGCTGGCGCGTCTCGAGGGCTTCGCGCGGGACTTCGGCCTCTACGGCGAGCTCTGCCTGCCCGCCTTCGTGAATCAGGTCGACGGCCACGTGCGCCTGGGCTATCTCGACCCGCTCGAGATCAAGGAAGTCCTGACCGATCCCGACAACGCGCTCGTACAGACGGCCGTGGTGCGCAAACCGCCGAGCGGGGATCGTGGTCCCGGGGAGCTCTACAAGATCATCCGCGGGGAAGCAGATCGGGCGAATCCTGCCTATGGGCAACTGGTCGGCGCGGAACCCGGTGAGACCGAGCCCCGCACGGGGCGCGTGTACAAGGGCCAGTGTTTCCTCTTCCAGACCAATCGCGTCAGTAACGCCCGCCGGGGTCGGTCGGATCTGCTCTCGCTGATCGACTGGGTCGACGGGTACGATGCGTTTCTCTATGACTCCATGCAGGCCGCGCAGCAGTTCAATTCGTATATCTGGGACGTGACGCTCGACGGCGCTGATGAAGCCACACTCAAAAAGTGGCTCGCCGCGAATCAGACCGTCAAGCGCGGCATGATCCGGGCCCATAACGAAAAGGTGAAGTGGGCAGAGCTCTCGCCGGATCTGAAAGCGCAGGAAAAAGATACGTTCCTCCATTTCCTTCGTGGGCAGATCCTCGGCTCGAAGAGCTTCCCGGAGCACTGGTATGGGCAGGGGTCGGATGTCAACTTCGCCTCGGCGAAGGAAATGGCGGCCCCGCCGGGCAAGCGGTTGGGACGCCGGCAGCAGGAGATCAAGCGGATTGTCCAGACGCTCTGCCGCTTTCAGATCCATTCTGCGCAGCGTGCCGGCACCCTGAAAGCCACGGTGTTGAGCGGCTCGACAGTCTCTGCCGACGGCGCAAGCGCCGCGCTGGCAGTGCCAGCAGATCAGGCCTACCGGATCGTGCTCCCAGAGATCTCGACGAAGGACACCGCACAGACCGTTGCCGCCGCGGCGTCGCTGAGTGCGGCCCTGACGCAAGCCGTCGCGCAGGGCTGGCTCCGGAACGAAACCGCGGGGAAGATCTTCGCCCATCTCGTGAGCCAACTCGGCATCGAGATCGACGCTGCGGCGGAACTCCAGCCGGGCGCGGGCCCGCGCGGCGCGGCGCTCACAGACTATTCCCCGGCGAATCTCCAGCGGCTCCTGGCCCAGCTCCAGCGCGCCGGGAACGGCAACGGCGACAACATGAACATGCCGAAGATGCCGGCGCCGGGTGGGGCCGTGGCATGATCGGCCGCGCCCGCTTCGCCGACGTGCCGGTCGAGCGTTTCACAGCGCAGCTCGCCGAGATCCTCCTTCGCCTCGATGCGCTCCCCACCGCTGCCGTCCAAGCCATGCTAAGCGATCTGGAAACCGCACGGCAGCAGGTCGTCCGCGAAATTCTTGTGATGGGCGCCGCTGCGAGTCCGCGTGAGCTCATCGAACTCCAGGCGCGCATCAGCGATGTCATGTACCGCTTCGCGGACAAGTACGGCCTCATGCTCTCGCCGATCCAGGGGGCCGTGGCGCAACTCGGCAGTGCGCTAGCCGCCGAGCCCTTGGTCGCCAGCGGCCTCGCCCTCTGGGTGCCGCAGATCTCGCGGCGGCAGCTCGAAGTCGCGCGGACCTTTCAAGCGCTCCTGATCTCGAATCTCGCCGACGACGCGACGAACCAGATCAGTCAGGATCTCGGGCTGGCGATCCTCCGGGGGCAGAGTGTCTACGAAGCCTCGCAGGCGGTCGCCGGATCGCTCACGGGCACGGCGACCTTCGGCTCCATCGCCGCGCGCGCGGAAGCGATCACCCGGACAGAACTCGGCCGGATTCAGAGCGTGGCCACGCAGGGGAGCCTCCGAGATCTCCAGCAGCAGGTGCCGGATCTCCAGAAGCAATGGATGCACTCCGGGAATGCAGGGCCGTATCGCCGCACTGGGCACATCGTGGCCAACGGGCAGGTGCGTGACGTCGACGAGACGTTTCAAGTGGCCGAGATTGCGGGCGGGGAGCAGGAAGCGCTGCTCTATCCCCGCGATCCCTCGGCGAGTCCCCGGAACACGATCAACTGCGGGTGTGTCTCCGTTCCCTTCCGGGCCGCATGGGCGGCTGACCTCGAAGCGTCGCGTCAAGAGATCGCGGCGGCATAGGAGCGCGCATGCATCGATTCCGGAAAGTCAAAGCGGCGTGGGAGTGGGTGAAGGAGCAGCTCGCCTCGGATTCGCTCGACGCCAAGGTGATGCAAGTGCAGGCCGCGTGGGCCGCGCAGTACGGGGCTGGTTACGACGCGGGTATGGTCTGCGACGTCTATGAAGACCGCGTCATCGTCCGGAAGATGGACGGCGGCTTTGAAGCCTACCCGTACACGATGGCGGCCGACGGGACGATCACCTTTCAGGCGCCCGTCGACGTCGAGGTCGTCTACAACGAGATTTCCGAGGCGAGTGAGCTGGATGCCGTCACGCCGCGGGGGAAGAGTGGAACCATCTGGGAAGTCCGCGTGCTCAAGTTCGGCCGATCGCGCAATGGCTTTCTCTGGAGCCGCGAGGCCGGCGAGAAGCTCGCCCCCTTGCTCGCCTCGGCCCCCGTCGGCTGTTTCATGGACCCGGCCGGGGCGATGGGCCATGCCGACGCGCGCAGCGTGGCCATCGGCAACGGCCCGCTGATCCGCAACATCGTCGGCGATCTCCAGGCGCCGCGGGTCGAGGATGATGGCGTCTATGCCTCCCTGCACGTCCACGAGGACGCCGGGTGGCTGAAGCAGAAGCTCCTCGGGCTGGCCAACCGGGGCGTGGTGGATAAGGTGCTCGGGTTGTCAGTGGACACGCTGGCGGGGTACGTCCCGGTCCAGCTGCGGGAAGGCGCTGCGAAGGCGATCACCGAGATCAAGCGGCTCTTTTCCGTGGACATCGTCACGCGCCCGTCAGCCGATGGGCGCTTCATCCGGGCGACGGCGGGGCCGTTGCTCACCGAGGGAGACCAGGTCATGAATCGAGCGCAGCTCATTGCCCTGATTCAGGAGCACCGGCCCAAGCTGCTCGAGGGCCGCGTGGTGGAATCGCTGACCGACGACCAGCTCGCGGCACTCGTCAAGGAGGCGCTGCGGGAGCCGGTCGAACCGCCCAAGCCCGGGCCGGACCCCGAGCTCGACGTCAAGCTGAAGAAGCTGACGGCGCTCGAGCAGCGCCTGGCCATCCGCGAGAGCCAGGAGCGCGTCGCGGAGGCCGTCGACGCCACGGAGCTGCCCGATCCGGTCAAGGCGAAGCTCAAGAAGTCCTTCGCCGGCAAGGTGACCGAGCAGGCGGAGATCGACCTGGCGGTCAAGGACGAGATCGAGACCTGGGGGAAGCTCACGGAGTCCGGGAAGGTGGTAGGCCTCGGCGGGGTGAAGGTCGGCAGCATGATCGACCGGAAGGACAAGATCCAGGCTGGCCTGGATATGCTCTTCGGTGTGAGCCGGGAGTCGCTCGCCGAGAATCTCAAGAGTTCGCCGTTCAATCCCGAGGCCGTCTCGCGGATCATGGAGAGCTTCAAACCTCATGCGGACGCGGCCAAGGACCCGGGGTTGCGGTTCCGGGGACTCAAGGATTTCTACATCGAGGCCACCGGCGACAAGGATGTCACCGGCCGCCGTCCCGAACGCGTCTCGGAAGCCACGGTCGTGACGACGGACTGGGCTGACGCGCTCGGCAATACGCTCTACCGCCGACTGCTGGCGACCTACGCGGAGCAGAACTACAACGAGCGCTCGATCGCGCGCTTCGGCAACGCGCCGGACTTCCGGACGCGGGAAGTGGTGCACCTGGGGTACTTCGGGGATCTGTCGACCGTGGCGCAGGACGGGTCCTACACGGCCATCACGAACCCCACCGATGACAAGGTCAGCTACGCCGTGGCGAAGCGCGGGAATCTTTTCACGGTCTCCCTCGAGACGATCAAGAACGACGACCTCCGCGCGGTCCAGGAATCCATCTCGCGCCTCGGCCGGGCGGCCCGCCGGACGCTGGCGGCATTCATCTGGAACTTCTGGCTGTCGATCCCGAACGGCTCCGGCGGCGGATTCGGGGCCCTCTTCGACATCGATTCCGCGGCCTGGTTCGACTCCACGGATGGCAACGGGCGAGGCCTGCACTCCAACTACGGGACGACGGCGCTCACCTCGGACTCCACTGGCGCCGCCGAAGTCATGACGCTGATTACGCGACTCGGCAAGATGAAGGAGAAGGATTCCCTGAAGGTCCTCGGCCTGCCGGCCATGACCGATCTCTGGCTGGATGTGCCGCTGGATCTCTGGAGCGTCGCAAACCTGCTGAACCGGACGCCGTCCTTCTCAACGACGGTGGCCAACCCGATCTACCAGATGTTCGGTCTGAACAATGAACGCATCAACGTCAACCCGCTCTTCACGGATCTGACTGACTGGGGCGTCCATGTGGATCCCAGCCGTGGGGACCGGGAGTCTATCTGGGTCGACTTCCTGGATGGGCGTGAGGAGCCGGAGATGTTCGTGGCGGATCTGCCCACGCAGGGCTCGCTATTCACGAACGACCGCATTGACTGGAAGATCCGGCACATCTACGGCGGTGATCTCTTGGATGTCAAGGGCGCCGCGAAGAACATCGTCGCCGGGTAAGAGAGAAGATGAGCGGAGCGGCCGAGCGCATCCGGTCGCTCCGCTCCTCACCATGACCATCGTCATCGTCGGCGCGATGTTGGCGCCCTGGTTATTCCTGCTCACGGCGCGCCGCGGTTGGCACGTCTGGGCGCGCAACGCCTTTGTCCGCGGCGCCGCCGTCATGGGCGCCGGCGCCGCGGTCAGTGTGGAGCCCTTCATGGCCCCGCTGGCTCTCTCCGTCCTGCTGCGCTGGACGGATGTCAGTCGTCTCGTGCCCGTGATGATCTGGGCGGCGATCTTCGGTGTCTGGTTCCTCGGCCTCGCCCTGGGGCCTTCAGGGCTCGTTGCAGCGGCCTGGCTGACCCTTGCTCTCGTGAATGTGGGCTTCGTGGTTCTCCAGTGTCTCGGGCAGCGGGTCGCGGTCCCGGCCTGGCTGGCAGACGGCGTTGACAAGATGGGCGAGGGGGTCGGCACGTTCGGCCATCGGACGATGTGCGCGGGCTTCCTGGCCCTGGTGCTGCCCCTCTGCTGGCTCATCCCAGCCCCTTGGCGGTGGCTCCTGGTAGCGCTTCTGGGACTCGGCCTGTGGTTGACCTCCTCCTGGTTGGCCTGGCTGGCCACGCTGGGGGCCCTTCCCGCGCTGATCCCAGCCCTCTGGCTACCTTTCCTTGGTTTGGCGCTGCTCGCTGTCCTGGGGGGCTGTGCGGCCCTCTGGGCATGGTCTCGGGCCCCCGGTTGGTATCACCTCCTGATGCGGCCCATCGAGCGCTGGACTCTTCGGGGGGCCTCGCTGGACAGCGTCGTCCAGCGCCTGGAGGTCTGGCGGGCCTACGGCCGCGTGTGGCGGCGCTGGCCGAACTGGTTGCTTGGCCGCGGGGATGGGTCGTCCCACGAGGAAGCCGTCCAGGTGCAAGCGGGGGTACAGCATCGGATGGTCGGCTATCCCCACAACGAGATCGTGAGCCTCGCCTACGAACACGGGCTCTTCGGCCTCGCGGCCCTCGGGCTCTTCGCGTGGCGAGTGGTGCCGGCGCTCCACGCCGGCGATCCCTGGAGCGCGATGGTGATTGCTGGGGGCGTCCTCATGCTCGGGATGCACACCGCGCACATCGCACCACTCGGCGGAACCTGGTGGCTGGCCGCGGCGATGGTGGCGGGGCGATGAAGCTGACGCCAGGTAGAGTGCTTGGCATTCTTCACGGCTCTGCTTGGTTCCTGGTTCTCGTGTACCTGGCGAGGCTGGAGGGCTGGCGACTCTGGGTAACATTTGCGGCGCTGATAGTTTTCGGTGCATCTGTAGACTGTGTAGCTCACAGGTACGTCGGGCTACGGAACGGCCGATGAACTGGCTCGCGCGCCTCATGATGCACATCCGCCGGCCGAAACCCCTCCTCCCTCCGGAGCTGGCGTGGCGAGTGGAGATTATCTGCTCCCATGGCGGGATGATGGATGTGTTCCCGTCCAATTACGACGGCCTCAAGCCCGATGCCGAGCTCTATGTCGCCTGCGCGCAACTCTGCGTTGAGGCGGCGAAACGGAACGGCATCATGCCGGACATCCTGCTGAGCGCGCTCGCGCATAAGTACCTGAAGCCCACGGTCGGCCATCTCTCAGGGAAGAAGCTCATTGTCGCTCGCTGACGTGCAGCTCCAGGTCGCCACGTGGATTCAGGACACGGCGGGGAAGCTCTCGTCGACGGACCGGGATCGCGCGATCGCCGGGGCCGTCGACATGTATTCCCGCCACCGGCCGCGGCTGAAGCAGGCCACCCTCACCGGCGATGGCGCGGCCTTCGACTTCTCGGTGCCAAGCGATTGGATGGACGGCATCTCCTCGATCATCGCGATTGAGAACCCGGTGGACCAACAGCGGCCGGAGTTCCTGGACGAGAGCGAGTACACCGTGCGCCTCGATCCGGCGACGGGACTCTCGAAGATCCGCTTTCTTGCCGACGTCCTGGACACCGGGGAGAAGGCCTATGTGACCTACGGGATCGGCCACGTCTTGACGACGGCGCTCGATACGATCCCAAGCGGCGATCGGGTGGCGGTGGTCAAGCTCGCTGCCGCGGGCTGCGCGACCCAGCTCGCCGCCCTGTACGCCCAGACCAGCGATCCGACGTTCGGCGCGGACACGGTCAACTACCGGACGAAGAGCCAGGACTACCTCGCGCTCGCCAAGGCGCTCGAGACGGCGTACCGCGAGCACGTGGGCGCCCTGGCTGGTGTCGCCGCGGCGAGTGTCAGTAGTGACCTGGACGTTGCGCTCCAGAACAACGCCGGTCTGCCCTTCTACCACGACGACCTCTCGCGATGATTAGCTACCAGATCACCGTCGAGGCGAAGGGTGGCCTGCTGACCGATCCGGCTATCGGGCAGCGGTTCGACCGCGAGATCATGGCGACGCTGGCGGAACTGGGCGTGCTCGGGCAGAACCTGGTCGTCCGTCGCACGCCACACGGCGTCAGCTCGGGTGGCGGTGGGCTCCGCGGGTCCATCTTCACGGAGGCGCACGGGACGCCACTCGGGCGTGGGCAGCGCATCGCCTCAAGCGTTTACTACGCTCCGATCGTCGAGCGCGGGCGGCGCCCGGGTGGGCGTCATCCGCCGCCCGGGCCGATTCTGCTCTGGGTCGTGCGCAAGCTCGGCAAACGCGGAGCCGAGGCCCAGCACGTGGCCTTCCTGATCGGGCGGAAGATCGCCCGGCGTGGGACCGTCGGCGCGGGCATGTTCGCGCATGCTCTCGTGGATCTCCGCCCGCTCGTCCAGTCGCGGTTTCAGGCGCTCGTGAACCGGATCGGGGAGATCCTCAAGTGAGCCTCTCGGCCATCCGGGCCTCCCTCAAGGCGACGATCCAGACCGTTCCGAACGTCGGCGTCGTCAACGACTTTGAGCCGGCGATCACGCGGGATGAGGATCTGACGACCTACTTCGTCGATCCGGCGCTCGACTACATCCTCGGTTGGAGTATGACCCGCGAGACGACCGGCGAGCGGGACGCCTCCTATGCCAGCGATTTCGAGGATCATCTCTTCGTCCTCCGTGCCTATCGCGCGGTCAAGAACGCGGACGCGTCGGAAGCAGAACTTCAGGATCTCGTCGAACTGGTGCGGACGGCCATCCGCGCAGAGGAAGGGCCGTGCTGGAACGGCTCGGTGCAGTTCGTGGGCCACCCGCAGGTCCGGATCTTCGAGGCCCGCATGTTTGGTGCGGTCCTCGTCCACTACTGCGAAGTCACGGTGCTCGTGACGGAGCACGTCACCGTCCCCTAGCGGGACACGGAGGGCATCATGGCGAACCTGACAGTGCCGCGCAGCCGGCGGATGGTGGTCGCGATGAAGGTCGAGTCGACCTATGGCACCGACGCCTTCGGCGGCTCCTATCTCGCGGCCAACATCGTGCCTGCCTTCAACATCAGCCCGGCGATCACGCTCGAGGAGATCGAGAACCTGGCGCTCTCCGGCGACATCGGGCGGCTCCCCAGCGGGATCGGCCGCGAACTGGCCGGGGTCACCTTCGAAATGTTCATCCGTGGGGCCGGCGCTGCATACTCGGCCAGCGTCAAGCCGGAGGCGGACAGCGCGTTGCAGGCCTGCGGCCTGAGTTCCACATTCAGCGGCGGCGCCGGCGCGGAGATCGTCACTGTCGACCCGGTGGCCACTCCCTCTTCCTACACGATCTACATCGTGCAGGAGAATGGCTCCACGCTGAAGATGGGCGGCTGCTTCGGCGACGTGGACTTCACCATGCGGGCGGGTGGGATCATCACCGCGCGCTTCAGCTTCCAGGGGATGCTCCTCGGCGAATCGGACGTGGCCTTCGTGGCGGGCACGATTGCCGGGACGCCGGCCTATCCGACGGTCAAGTCCGCGGCCTTCCAGATCGATACCGACAACTATGCGCCGCGAATCGGGACGATCGGCTTCCGGATGGGTAATGTGCTCCAGGCCGTGCCGTCGGTCAACGCCGTGGGTGGTGTGGCCGGGTTCTTCATCGCGGATCGCCGGCCGCTGTTCACGATCGATCCAGAGGCGAATTCGATCGCGACGCACGACTGGTTCACCGACCACAAGGCCGGCACGCTCATGGATGCCAGCTTCCTCATCGGGAGCGTGCAATACAACAAGCTCCAGTTCAAGTTCAACGCCTCCCTGGCGGCGGGCTTGCAGATCGTCCAGCGGTCCTGGGGCTCGCGCGATGGGCTCACGTCGTTCCCGACGACCCTGCTCGCGACGATCAGTGCAGGCCAAGATGACTTCAGCCTGATCTTCAGCTGAGAGAGGCGCATGGAAATAAAGCGCTGCAAGAAGTGCGGCGAAGAGAAGCCCCTGACCGAGTTTTATAAGGGGCGTCTGAATCGCGGTGGCTACATTCCTCGATGCAAGTCCTGCATCAAGGCGGTGATGGCGGCGTTCTATCTAAAAAACAAAGACCGGATTCTATCTAGAAGCATGGCCTGGGCGAAGACAAATCATGTCCACGTTGCTGCATTGGCGATGGTTCGTAACCGTCGCCGTGGTGTGAAACCGAAGCGCGTGTTTGCCTCCGAAGAGGACAGGATGGCGGCTCGTGGTGATTACAAGCGGGTCTACGTAGAACGATACCCGGATCGTGTCAATGCCGCGAAGGCCAGCTATGCGGCGAGGTTCCCTGAACGGATCAAGGCTTTTCTTGCTACCGCGACGGCTCGCCGCAGGGCCGCTCCTGGTGTCGTGACTGGAGCGGAATGGAAATCGCTCCTCATATTCTATGAACATCGATGCGGCCAATGTGGAGCGTCGGGCGAGAAACTGACCGTCGACCACTTCATCCCGATCATCAAGGGTGGTCATCATTCGTGGGACAATGTCTGGCCACTCTGTCTCAAGTGCAATCTTCGGAAGGGTACCCGTATGCCGCTAGAAGCGCACCCGCCGCACGTCACCGAACGACAGGAGGCCGCATGTCAGGCCCAAGCGTAACCAGTCACTCCAACGGGGGGCCCCCAGCCCGCCTCGCGACCATCGCGGAGATCCTCGCCGCCTCCGAGACACACATCACGCTCCCTGGCCTCTCGGCCACGGTAGGCGAAGCCTGTTCGCTCAAGGTTCGGAAGCTCGCCCGTGCGGAGTTCTTGCTGTGCCTCCCGCCGAATCCTCCCGGCTCCGAGTCCTGGGACCGGGAGGACTGGGCGGCGAAGGAGGCGGCCTGGCTCGAAACGCTGCCGCCCGAGATCATCGAGGCCCGTCGGCGCACGCTGGCGGAGCTCAATGTCAAGGTGGTGGCGATGGCTTCGCTCGATCCTGCGCTGACCATGGAGCAAGCATTGCGCTTGGGTGACGATGCCCTTGTGGCGGCAGCGGCGATTTTGCGATTCTCTGGAATCACGTCAGAGGCAAAACATGGAATCACGTCAGAAGTAAAGGAAGAGGAGTCCGCGGCCGGTGTTGCCTGATTTCCTCCTGCCTATCACCCTGCCCACCGGGGCGGTTTCGCTCCTCGCCCGGGATGTGACCGTGGCCGAGTTCTTTCACGGCTTTCCGAATTCGGCGCCGGCCATGCCCTGCTATGCGAAAGAGACGCCGGAGGGCCAGCAGGCGATTACGGCGGCCCTCGAGGGGTGGGCGGATGCCCTGCTCACGCG